GTCTTATCCCTCAAGGGGTGAGACATACGATTGGGCTAAAGATAAATATCCAACAGTAGAAAGGGGAGAGGTAATGACTTTCACACCAAAGAGAATAGAGACCGCTGGTGATGGTCGTTATACAACCCTACGAGGGATTAATGCTAGGACTATGGAGGACTTCAATGTTAAGACATATGATGGTCGCCAAGAGTACGTATACCCCAGCGGTGGAATTAAAGTCCGTACCCTACATGAGAAAGGTTTCTATACTAAGGACGGGTTCAAGGGGGATGAACTGTTTGGTATGAATATGTTTACCGCTGGTTGTTCTAAGACTGTAACCATTACTGAGGGGGAACTAGATGCCCTATCCGTAGCACAGATGATGAAGAGTCAGTACATCAATCCTGTTGTATCATTACCATCTGGTAGTCCCTCTAAGAAGCTGTGGGAGAATTGCAAGGAGTGGCTAGATAGTTTCCAGAAGATTGTGTTGTCAGTAGATAATGATGATACTGGTAATGCCTTAGCTGATCGTGTGGCTAAGTTGTTTCCTAACAAGGTGTACCGAGTACCACACGACAAGTATAAGGATGCTAATGAGTTCCTACAGGATAATGCACATGCGGAGTTCAAGAGTGCATGGTGGAACGCATCTAAGTACACACCTGAGAATATCTTAAACACTGCTGATCAGTTCCTATCACTATACAACGACACACCAGACCATGTATACGTTCCTACAGGTATCACTGACCTAGACGATAAGATTATGGGACTTATGCAGGGCCACTTCACAGTAATTAAGGCACCTACTGGCATAGGCAAGACTGAAGTTATGCGTTACTTGGAATACAACATGCTACAGCGTAAGATTCCTATTGCTGCATGGCACCTAGAAGAGACTAAACTAAGGTCACTACTTGGCCTTGTGTCGTATGAGTTAAAAGATAACCTGACTAGGCGTGACTTGATTGATGAGAAGGGGAGACATGAGGATGTTATAGGAGCAATCAAGGAGATAGCCAAAGACGAGAACTTCTATCAGTTCTACTTAGGTGACGGTCAAGGTACTGATGAGCTATGCGATCAGATACGTTTCTTTAGTCAGGCATGTGGATGTAAGTATGTGTTCTTTGAGCCTATCCAAGACGTAGTATCAGGACGATCAGAGGCGTCTAAGGAGGAATTACTAGCTGACCTGTCCGTAAGGCTCTCTAAGCTATCAGCGGAGCTAAATGTGGGCATTGTGACTATCGCTCACACTAATGAAGATGGAGACCCTAAGTATTGTAAGATGATAGGACAACGTGCCAGTGTTATCATTGATCTGTCTAGGGATAAAGAAGCGGAAGACCTTGACGAGAGAAATACAACATACATCACGGTACAAAAAAACCGCCCTTGCAGTGAAGAAGGACGGGCTGGCAGAATGAAGTTTAACAGTGATACGTTCACACTAATGGAGGTGTACTAATGATTGAAGCAGAGACAGTATTCGACATAGAAACAGATGGACTGTTAGATAAGCTGACTAAGATACATGTGTTGTCGTATCAAACAGCAGCTATGGATGAGCCAAGGTCTATCTTTGACTACGATGAAATGCGTGACTTCTTCTTGGAGTACAGTCTGGATCATACGTTAGCCTTAGCTGGACATAACATTGTACGCTTTGATATACCAGCAGTGGAAAAGGTGCTAGGTATAAAGGTACGTTCCAAGCTAGTAGATACGTTAGGACTTAGCTGGTACTTGCACCACAATAGGACAAAGCATGGGCTGGCATTGTATGGTGAAGAGTATGGTGTCCCTAAGCCAAAGGTAGATGATTGGGAAGGACTATCCAAAGAAGAGTATGCCCATCGCTGTGAAGAAGATGTAAAGATAAATGTGCGCCTATGGCGTGACCTAAAGCGAAAATTGGAGAAACTATATGAACAGTGAAGCGTGGAGACTTATCGACTACATCACTTTCAAATTAGACTGTGCTAGGGAGCAGGAGTCCCTACGGTGGAAATTAGATGTGGCTAAAGCCAGTATGCACCTTGCTGAGTGGCAGGGGATGAAAGAGGACAAGGTAGAACAACTAGCCAATGCTATGCCACGTCATGTACTGACTAAGGTGCAGAATAGGCCCAAGGTGATGTATCGTAAGGATGGTAGCCTAAGCAGTCACGGGGAGAACTTTGAGGCTCTGAGAAAGCAGTACAAGCAGCCTGAGACGGTACAGGGGTTTGTTGTGCAGACAGGTGTAGAGCGAGGTAATCCTAACTCGGTGTCCCAGATCAAGGATTGGTTGTTTAGTATCGGATGGCAACCTAGAACATTTAAGTTTGTAAGAGAGAGCAATGGTGATGAACGACAGATCGAACAAGTCAGGAAAGATGGGGAACTATGCCCGTCAGTTAAGAAGTTGGCTAGTGTGGATGCTGCTGTTTCTATTCTGGATGGTCTTTCTGTTCTTACTCACAGAATCGGGATACTCAAGGCGTTCCTAGAGTGTGAGGTAGATGGATACCTACAAGCTGGAGTAGCTGGTATGACTAACACTATGAGGTTCAAACATGCTAAACCTTTAGTTAACCTTCCCTCAGTGGAAAAGCCCTATGGTGCTGAGATACGAGGATGCCTGATTGCCCCAGAAGGTTACGTGTTATGTGGTGCAGATATGACTAGTCTGGAGGATACAACTAAACGTCACTATATGCAGCCGCTTGATCCGGGTTATGTTGCAGAAATGTCACAGCCCGGATTTGACCCACACCTTGACCTAGCTAAACATGCTGGTGTCATCAGCCAAGAGGACATAGACAAACACAACACAGGAGAACGCAGTTTAAAGTCATTGCGTAAGAACTACAAGGTAGTCAACTACAGTGCCACGTATGGTGTCAAAGAGGCTACTCTGTCTCGTACTACAGGCATGAAGAAGTCAGAGGCTAAGAAACTACTTGCTGCCTTCTGGGATCGTAACTGGTCCGTAGAGGCCGTGGCAAGGGGTGTACGTGTACGAGAACCACAGGGGCTAGGGGGTATGTGGCTAAAGAACCCTGTCAGTGGCTTCTGGTACAGCCTACGAAGTGAGAAGGACCGATTCAGTACACTTAATCAAGGTACAGGTGTCTACTGCTTTGATACTTGGGTCAAGCATTGTCGTAAAGATGGTGTGTTAACGATAGGACAGTTTCACGATGAAATTATCACTTTGGTAAAAGAGGGAAAGGAGACACAAGAGAAGATTAGTATGGAAGACAGTATAGAGCGGTTGAACGATGAGTTGCAACTAAATGTACCTCTGGGGATTGATGCACAGTTCGGTAGTAGCTATGCTGACATCCACTAAATTTATTTTTAGGGTGTGGTTGCGTAAGTACAAAAAATGTTGCTATATATAAGTACCCGCATAAGGAAAGGAACCCGACATGGGAAAGAAAGTTTACGTTGAGTGTCCAGTTAATTGGGCTAAGTTGCGTGAAGAAGACCGAGACATGGGTAAAAACATGCAGGAAGGTTCTGATGCACGAATCAAAATTGATGAGGTACAGGGACGATATACTGTGCAGCTAATGCTTGATAAGGACACTAAAAAGAAGATGGTGTCTGATGGCGTACCAAACAAAGGTATGCAAGCACAGCTATTCAAAGAAGATCAACATGGTGTTGAATACTTCTCAGCACGACGAGGCCACTTTAACCCTAGATTCAAAGATCAGAACACAGGGGAAATGGGCGTAGTAATGGGACCACCCCGTGTCCTTAAAGAAGACGCTGACGGTGTTCTAGTTGATTGGGACTTTGAGGCAGATGGTCTTATTGGCAACGGCAGTAAGGTTGTAGCAAAGCTAGATGTATGGGACGGGAAGCTGACTACCTTAGAAGCAGTTAAGGTCGTAGAACACGTACCCTACGAAGCAGACGGGAGTGCTTTCTAATGACTAAAGCCACCATCATCTTTGAAACCTCGGAAGAGGTAGATGGGTACGAAAGTAAGACTACTGTTGAGCGTCATGGTATAGACACTCTTGAAAATCTTGCATACTTCTACAGTGAGGCTACAGTGGCAGGGGGCTGGACTTACGTTAAGGCAGTGGCCCTAGAAAAAGAGGATGAGTCTATTGTCTGGTCCGACATTTGAGCCAAAGCATGTCTTAGTTGATGGTGACATTGTTGCGTACAGGGCTGGGTTTGCCTCAGAGGGTAAGACTAGTGCAGATGCAAAGGACAAAGTAGATGAAGTTATGAACTTTATAGCTTATAACACTATGTCCTTCCCTGTGCCTGACAGGTTCCATACGTTCTTAACTGGGGCTGATAACTTTAGATTTGAAATAGCTAAGTCGTACCCCTACAAGGGGAATAGGAGTAAGTCAGAAAAGCCTGAGCATCTACAACATTCAAGGGATTATCTAGTGTCCAAGTACAAAGCAACTATAAGCTACGGAGAGGAAGCTGATGATCTTATAGCTAAAGCTGCAACTAAGTTTGGTCCTAATACTGTCGTAGCTTCTGTTGATAAGGACATGCTACAGATACCTTGCTGGCATTATAACTTTGGCAGGGATGAATGGTCACAAGTAGATGAGTGGGGCGGCTCTAAGTTCTTCTATACTCAGATACTAACTGGTGATGCAGCCGACAACATAAAAGGGATCAAAGGTGTTGGACCTGTTAAAGCTGGTAAGTTACTTAAGGATTGTACGACAGAGGAAGAGCTGTGGTACGCTTGCTTAGAGGCTTATGATGGTGACTATGACCGTGTAGTAGAAAATGCTAGGTTGTTATGGTTAAGGAGAAGAGAGGAAGAGTTATGGGAGCCTCCAACAGTGAGAGACGGAGACACGCAATAAAGAATGGATACCGCTCTGGCTTGGAGGAAGACATCTCTAAAGACTTGGCGGAACGGGGTGTAGACTTTGAGTATGAGAAGCTAAAGGTAAGATGGCAACTCTTAGAATATAAGACCTACACCCCTGACTTTAAGTTACCCAACGGTATTATCATTGAGAGTAAGGGCAGATTCGTCGGAGTGGATCGTAAGAAACATCTTAAGATTAAGGACCAACACCCGTTCCTTGATATTAGGTTTGTCTTCTCTAACTCTAAGGCTAAGTTAAACAAAGGTGCAAAGAGTACTTATGGGGATTGGTGTGACAAGCACGGTTTCTTATATGCAGATAAAAGGATACCCGACGAATGGTTGTTGAAAACATAGCTACCTTTAAGGTACACAAAGTAAAGGATGGTCCCTACCAAGACGAAGAGGATGGTATGTGGTGGTTGTTATGCTGGGTAGAAGATTGTGACCCAAGAGACCCAAGTGATGCTATGTTTGATGAGGAGATACCATTCTCTACATTCACTAATGCGTATAACTTCAAGAAACACTTTGAAAGTTCTATTGATCCTATCTTAATAGAATTTCGTGCTGGGATGGAGATTAAGTATGACGGGTAAAACAGCTATTGTCTTCTCTTGCGCTCATGTAGACCCATCAGTAGGAAATGAAAGGTTTGATTGGCTAGGGGAACTAATCTATGAGGTTAACCCACACTACATCATTGACTTAGGTGATGGTGCAGATATGCGTTCACTGAATAGCTTTGACACACGCTACCCACAAGCTATGTGCGCTCAGAGTTACGAGGCAGATATTGACCACTACAACGAAGCTATGGACCGCCTGAGACGTAAGCCTAGTACCCGTAAGTATAAGGTGCCACAATGGTTTGGATTTGAGGGCAACCATGAACATCGTATCAAACGTGCTATAGCCCATGACCCACGACTAGAAGGAGATAAGTATGGTATTTCATATAGCCACCTACAGACGGATCACTGGTTTGATGAATACCATGAGTACGAGAACTCAGCACCATCTATAAGGGATTACGATGGAATATCATATGCTCACTTCTTCAGTTCTGGTAACTATGGTACTGCTATGTCAGGGCTACATCACGCTAACTCCCTAATGGCTAACAGGAACCACAGCAGTACGTGTGGGCATAGCCACAAGCGAGACCTTAAGTTTAGGGATGGCGCACACCCCAACGGTATCATGGGGCTTGTAGTGGGCTGTTATAAGGGTGCAGCAGAGTCTTGGGCTGGGCAAGCTAACAACGATTGGTGGAAGGGCGTTGTCATTAAGAGGAATATTTCTGGTGGCATGTACGAGCCTGAGTTTATATCACTTCAACGGTTAAAGGAGTTATACGGTAATGGGGAAGCGTTCTGACTTCAAGAGAGTACCAAGGGACTACTATCCTACCCCAATACAGGCTGTAGAGCCTCTAATAACTCACCTGCCATACTCCTTTGATTATTTGGAACCATGTGCAGGTGATGGTAGGCTTATATCACACATAAGTCAGTTAACCAGTGGGCTAGGGGAGTGCATAGGTGCTTACGACATAGAACCAAGGCATGACTATGTACAGAAGATGGATGCTCTAACTATAGAAAGTGTCTCAGGTAGTTTTAGCAAGGACTTCTTAGCTATTACTAACCCACCTTGGGACAGGAAGATACTACACCCGTTGATAGATAACTTCTTAGGTATATGTCCTACTTGGTTGTTGTTTGATGCGGATTGGATGCACACTAAGCAGTCAGCTACCTTTATGACTTATTGTAAGACGGTGGTGAGTGTAGGAAGAGTTAAGTGGATTGAGGGAAGTAAGAGCCAAGGTAAGGATAATTGTGCTTGGTATCTCTTCGACTTTAGTAATGAAGAACAGACGCAGTTTTATGGGAGAATGATACAATGATTATGAGTAACAAAAGTATGGAAGCGTTCCGAGAATATAGTGATTGGGTGGAAGACAAGATCATTACTGAGGGTAAAGACCGACTGATGGAAAATGCTTTAGGTCTTATGGGTGAGGCAGGGGAAGTAGCTGAGAAGATTAAAAAGAGTATGAGGGATAAGACTGAGATTACACCTAACGACATTGTAAAGGAACTAGGTGACGTCGTGTTCTATGCTACAGCCTTATCTAACTACTACAATGCTAACTTAGGTGTGACTATATTAGAGAACTTAAACAAGTTAGATAGCCGTGAAGCTAGAGGCACTATTAAAGGAAGCGGAGACAATCGATGAAGAGTAACTACCTGCCCACAGACTATCAGACCTTCATTGCTACTAGCCGCTATGCACGTTGGTTAGAAGAAGAAGGACGCCGTGAGACATGGGGTGAGACAGTTGGTCGTTACATGACTAATATCGTAGCCCCTTGGTTAACACCTACCATAGAAAAAGAAATCTGTGACGCTATCCTTAGTCTTGAGGTTATGCCTAGTATGCGTTCACTTATGACTGCTGGTAAAAGTTCAGCCCGTGACAACACTTGTATGTATAATTGTTCTTACTTACCCGTAGATGATCCTAAGTCCTTCGACGAGGCTATGTTCATCCTGCTCTGTGGTACTGGTGTCGGGTTCAGTGTTGAGCGTCAGTTCATTACTAAGTTGCCAGAGGTTCCCTCCCTCTTTGATAGTGACACGACTGTTGTTATCAAGGATAGTAAGGAAGGTTGGGCTAAAGGTCTCAGACAAGTTCTGGCTCTCCTGTGGGCTGGTGAGATTCCTAAGTGGGATGTATCTAAAGTACGTCCAGCGGGTGCTAGACTTAAGACGTTTGGTGGTCGTG